ACACGCCTCGGCATATGCGTCTGATGACCAGCTTGATGAAGAATCAGGGCAAAACATTTACCGAGGCGCACAGGCAAGCCCAGAAAAAGGTCGGCGACTAATGCTGGAAGTCAAAGAGATCAAGCGCCGCTACAAGAAGGCTCAGACGCACAAAGAGCAATGGCGCTCAATTTATGAGGAAGCGTATGAATATGCGCTGCCTATGAGAAATTTATACGACGGCTACTACGAGGGCGATGTCCCTGGCCAAAATAAAATGAAGCGCGTCTTTGACAGCACCGCGATTCATAGCACTGCCCGGTTCGCGAACCGTATCCAGTCTAGTCTGTTTCCTCCCCAGCGGTCCTGGTGCCGGCTAGAACCGGGCAACGAAATCCCTGCCGATCAAAAGGTAGCTGCCCAGCAGGCGCTAGATTTTTACGGCGAGCGTATGTTCGGCATTATGAACCAGTCAGGCTTTGACCTGGCGATGGGTGAGTTCCTTCTGGACCTGGCGGTCGGCACGGCCGTGATGCTGATACAGCCCGGTGATGATGTCACCCCGATCCGCTACACCGCGATCCCGTCCTATCATATCACGTTTGAAGAAGGGCCGAATGGCTCGGTCGATACTGTCTACCGTCGCTTCAAGCGCCCGTTTCGCCTGATCCAGCTAGAGTTTCCGGATGCCAACATCCCCGATAGCCTAGCCAAAAAATATGAAGAAGACCCGACCGAGAACGTCGAGCTGCTTGAAGCCACCTATACCATTGATGGCGTGATCCATTACTGTGTGATGACTTATGAGGGCGATGATAGAATTCTACACCGCCAGCTAAAGAGCTTCCCGTGGGTAATATCCAGGTACATGAAGGCCAGTTCTGAGCGTTACGGGCGAGGTCCAATATTATTCTGCCTCAGTGATATTAAAACATTGAATAAGTGCGTCGAGCTGACTTTGAAGAATGCCAGCATTTCGATTGGCGGCGTATTTACAGCGGTCGATGATGGCGTCCTGAACCCTCAGACAATCAGCATTGTGCCGGGCGCGGTCATTGGCGTCAGCTCGAATGGTGGGCCGCGTGGCCCGTCACTGGCTCCCCTACCCCGTTCCGGCGATGCCAATCTCTCGCAGATTGTTGCCAATGATCTGCGGACTGCTATCAAAAAAACACTGATGGATGAAAGCCTAACGCCGGACAATATGTCGGCTCGGTCAGCGACAGAGGTGAACGCCAAGCTATCTGAGTTAGCCCAAAACCTGGGCAGTGCCTATGGTCGACTCATGACCGAAACCATGTTTCCAATCGTGCGCCGGACGCTGGAGCTAATGGACGAAATGGGCTTGATCGATCTGCCGCTGAAAGTGAACGGCCTGCAAGTGACAGTAGTGCCGATCAGCCCACTGGCGATGGCGAATAATGCCGAGAAGATCAACGAGGTCTTGCAGTTCATGCAGATCGCCCAGCAGCTCGGACCAATGGGCCAGACGCTCATCAAGATGGACGCTATCGGTGATTATGTGGCTGACCAGCTCGGCATCCCGGCCTCACTGCGGACCACGCCGCAGGAACGTCAACAGATACAGCAGCAGATGATGCAGGCCGCGCAGGCCGCAGCCCAGGCGCAAGGCGTCGAGCTGCCTATGCAGGAAGTAGCTGAATGAACCAAGCCGACAAGATCAGGTCTATCAATGCGCCCGGCTGGGATGGCCTAGAGACTGACGATGCGCCGATTGTCATCCATGATGTAAACCTTCAGCGCGATTTAGACATCGTGTTCAAACGCACCTTCGATACCGAGGCCGGCAAGAAAGTGCTGGCCCATCTGAAAGCCATTACCGTGGACCAACCGGCCTGGGTGCCGGGGGCCGAGCCATCATTTGGCTATGCGCGCGAAGGTCAGAACAGCATCTACCGTGAAATAGAACAGAGGATAAAGAGAGCCAATGAGCCAGGATGATAACCAGCAGACGCAGGAACAACCGGAAGAAGCACCGGCTCCTGACGGCCTGATGGCCAGCGTGACGCTCGACGAAGAGGCCAACCAAGAACTCGAAGCCATGCCGCACCTTGAAGGCGCGGAGCAAGAAGCCGCCGACGCTGATGATGAGGACATCATCTACGAACGGCCCGAATGGTTCCCGCCTAAACACTGGGATGAAAAAGACGGGCCTGACCTAGAGGGCATGGCGAAAAGCCAGTATGAACTAGAAAAGAAGTTTCATCACGGCGAACACAAAGCCCCAGAAAATGGCGAGTATGATATGACTGCGCTGACCGAGGCCGGCTATGAAGCTGATGACCCGGTCGTGGCCGGCTACCGTGAATGGGCGCAAAAGTACGGCATCAACCAGGCGGCGTTCTCCGAGCTGGCAGAAACTATAACCGGCATTGCTGGTGAGGCCGGCGTTGAAATGCAGATGAACGTGCAGAACGAAATGGAAGCCCTGGGTCCACACGCCGAATCTATTATCAAGTCAAATGTCGATTGGGCGAATGGCTTGCTCCTCAAAGGCATAATTTCTGAAGAGATGCGCGAGGAGCTGAATGTCTGGGGCGGCACTGCCACGGGTCAGGTTCTCATGCAGAAGGTTCGCGCCATGACAGGTGACCTGGCTCGGATGCCGGTCAACGATGTAGCCGAGGCTGGTGAGAGCAAAGAAGACTTCGATGCTAAAGTCTCGGAGCTGATGAAAGACCCTAGAGCTAGTGATCCGACCTGGTATCGCGCCAACGTCGAAACATTGTTTGAAAAAAGGTATGCCAACGGCCGCTGATTCCTCCCCAGCCCCTCGGGGCCACTATGGAGGGGGTAGGTTTTTCCCATGTTTTTCCCTACCTCCTCCACCATTTTTGTGTGCAAACACCAAATGTAGCGGCGGGAGTATTTACAACCTCCAGGTTGTGTGTCATAGATTGATCGACTGATAACCCGCAAGGGCCGGTCTGGCGTCTAGGAATAGACCGTGCGCGACGTTCGCGTAAGCCAGGGCCGGGACCACTCCCGACAACCCGCAAGGCAAAAATCTTGTGTGTTCAATCTTTGGAGTGACAATCATGTCAACAAATCTTTCTCCAGCGTTTGTTCAGCTATTCGAGGCAGAAGTGCATCAGGCTTACCAAGCCTCTGCCGTGCTTCGCGGAGCTGCGCGGACGCGCACGGGAGTTGTCGGTGATACCGTCAAATTCCCGAAGGTCGGTAAGGGTCAGGCGTCTCCGCGCACCCCTGCCACAGAAGTCGTGCCGATCAACGCTGCATTTTCTCAGGTAAGCTGTACGCTTTCTGACTTTGTGGCTGCTGAATACTCGGATGTGTTCAACCAGGCCAAAGTCAACTTCGATGAGCGCCAGGAGCTGGCACAGGTGGTGGGTAACGCCATAGGCCGGCGTGAGGACCAGATCATCATTGATGCTCTCAATACAGCCTCGGCTGGCTCTACTGTCGCCAAGACCGTAGTCACCAGCGGCTCGGCCTCCGCATCGAACCTGAATGTCGGCAAAATCATCGCCGCCAAGAAGGCATTAGATGCGAAGAACGTGCCGCCAACGGATCGCCACTTTGTTATCCATGCCAACAACCTGGCTGGGTTGCTGGGTGATGAACGTGCGATTTCGAGCGATTTCCAGACGCTGCAAGCTCTGGTGCAGGGCAACATCAATACCATGATGGGCTTCCAGTTCCACATTGTGGGTGATCGTGATGAAGGCGGCTTGCCGCTGTCAACCAACGACCGCACCGGCTTTGCGTTCCATCGTTCGGCGATGGGTGTGGCTGTCGGTATCGCACCGAAAACGGAGATAAATTATGTCCCAACGAAAACGTCGTTCCTTGTGACCGCGATGTTGTCAATGGGCGCAGTTGCAATCGACACCGATGGCATCGTTGATGTCGTCATGGACGAGTCATAGGAGGGCTGACAGATGGCTTTTGCACGAGCAGGCTGGAATACAATCGGCGGCCAGTCCAAGAAAGGCACCGCGCCACAGTTATTTACTTATACGACGGCAGATACAGTTGCGACTGTAAATACGGCCTCGTATTTTGATGCTGTGTCTGAGGACGTGTCGGTTGGTGATGTGATCATTTCGGTGACCAGCACGGGCGGCACCTTGGCGTCTTCGATCCACACAGTGGTATCGAATGCGTCCGGCGCTGTGGACGTGTCCGATGGAACAACTATCGCACAGACCGATAGTGACTAAAACAAGTGGGGCCAGTTCGCCGGCCCCCTTTCCCTTGAGGTGAACTATGGCCGCTGGCGATACCGATGTTAGCATCGTTAATAAGGGTCTGCTTCTGCTTGGCGCAGAAGCTATTTCATCGTTTTCCGATGGAACCCCTGCCGGCACGGCTGCTTCCACGATCTACACTGAGGTGAAGTTTAC